TGAATCGAAACCTTTCCTCCCGGAGCATAATATCCCTCTACGATTCCACCAGGAGTAAACCGGCCACTAATCGGATGAGTAATATCTGATGTCTTTGTTCCGGGGTGGCCAATTGTGATGTGATCTTGTTGAACATCAAAGATGAAGGGAATCTCGGCCTCGATCATGTCCTTAGGATCTGAGCCAGCCGAGTAAACCCACTTCTGGCCTTTGACATTAACAAAGCCCAATCGCCGCATCACTCGTTCCCCTCCTTCCGAACCAGCATGAGAGTAGACGTTTGGGTGATACTCGATTACCTTCTGGGTCATCGTCAATCCAAGTCCTCGTCCAGGGACGGCATGGATCATGATGATCTCGGTCTTGTCACCATCTGGTCGGACACAAGTGTAGCCTAATAGCTCACCATTATCATAGCCTCCGTAAAAGATTAGGCCGTCATCTCTATCGTATCCCCATAGTTTTGCGTACAATTCAAATCCAGGGACGACAGAAGCCTCACGGAAGCTAGCAAGCGGAATTGCTACAGGCTCGGAATTGTGTCGATGTGCTGGAAGCGGATCATCTATTTCTCCCGGTCGAGGGAAGTGTCCATCCTCGATTGGATCAACATCAGGATGATGGTTCTGAACGTGCAACATATACTCGCCAAACGAGTCTAGAGGAATGTTGCAAGCGGGACAGCTAAAGTTTGTATCAGGAGGAAGATCTGTTTTCTTCTCGGGTTCCCAATTAGGATCAATACGATTGAAAGTCTCAAGACCCTCTTCGTTCTTGATCTTATCGTTAAAGTCTGTCTCCGTTCCAGGATACTCGGCTAATTTGTATCCAAAGTCCTTGGCCCAATCCCTAAGTCCCTCGGAGTAATTATCGTCGGCCAATGATCCCGAGCGTATTTTTGCCACTCCTCCTGCCACGTCAATAATTCCTGCAAACCTCTGTAGGGGTCTTTCGGAAAGAACCAAACCCTTGTTCCACGAGTAATACATTCGCCGCTTAGGGCCGAAAAGATCTTGTCCTTCGATTCCATCAAATTGCCAGCCGACTTTTTCTCCGTAGTCTGTGAAGATACTTGCGAGTCCTCTAAGCCCCGTATTAGTTGCAACGGTCCATCTGGCTCGTCCTCCTCGTACAACAAGTAATCCCGTGGCAAGCGGCCCATTATAATCGGCCGAAACTCGCGCCAAGTTGTGTAACTCCTCGATTGAGTGGATAGGGGAGACGTGTAGTTTACCGTTTGCCCAGAAGTATTTGTACTGTTTGATTTCGTCGTCATTTTCAGGTACCCATGGTTCATCGTGAAAGAATTTTTGATTCATGTCCTCTACCGATTGAGGGGTCGAACCAGGATACGGATCGGCTCCCATCAGATCGGCAGTCTTATGACCGGCAAGAATATTGTCTGCTCGCTTTGAAAACAGTTTAGCACGCGGAGTCTCCGGTGTGTCGGTTTTCACTCGCAGATCTTTGAAGAGACTATGAGAGGTTCGCTTATAGAGAACTGGCCCCGGCTCAGATCCATGCGGATGGGCATCGCCAGTAAGATCTACGGCGTATGTCTTGTCAGGAGACACCCAGAAATAGTGACCGTTCTTCACGCCAACATAGCCACCCCAATGCTTTGTCAACCACTTGCTCGTGACAAAGCATTGGCCATGAGCCAGATTAGGATGACCGGCAAACTTCTCGTGCCTAGTATCATCGCCCCAGGCAGCCTCAGCAGCCTTACGAAAGGTTGTTAGTTTATCTTGGCTGAGAGAGGTTGGATCAAAAGACATACCATATATTATACGTCTAGAATGGCGCGTCTGGATGTATTTGACCGAATGACGACTCGGGAACTCCCTCACTAACTCCTACCGGGGAAGGATTATGTGGGTCCATATACGGGTTTTTGAAGGGAACCTCAGCTATTAGGTGCTGTGCCATATTCGACCGAAACGTCTGCACCTTAGGCATCTCACGAACATAAATGTCGGCTAAGTTGTTGCGAAAATTAAGTAGAACGAGAATGCCTAGAACTCCCTTTGTGCCGAGAGTAGCTGCGTGCTCATCTTTTCGTGCCTTCTCATATACGTCACCGGGAATCCAACGATGATTTTTAGCATCCATCGAGAGGGTCTTTACCTCAATGCCCCAGTCCTTTGTTGCCCCATCTAGAGGGGACTGACCGGTTGACCCGCCAGAATGCCACCAGACGATTGGACCGTACCCAGGAAGCTCACCCATATGTTCGACTAGATCCTCTCCGATCTGCCCAATCTCGCCCACCGTCAACCCAGAAATGGAGGTCCCTCCACGGTACTCGTCGTAGTTGTGTTGAGCCACTTCCTCAGGGACAGCTAGAGAAGGAAGCTCGTGAACTAGGTTATAGGACTTGTGACAAACGGGACACGTATAGTAGCCACTAGAATCCTCGGCTATCTTGACCTGAGCCTCGGGACTGATCCAAAAGGTACACGGACCCGTACCACGATTGTTCTGAGTGTAGCAATGGACGTAGCCCTCTCGCTCAATCAGTTGCTCCGTTGTGGGGTCAGTTGCGTTAATCCCGTCTTGTAACGTCAGAATCATTTTTGCTCTCTTGATATTGGGGCATCTGGTCACCGTCACAGAACGGGCAAAAGACAATCGTAAGCTTGTGATTTAGCGTCCGCATAGGAAGCGCGACTAGAGTAATTGGCGGCTTATCTCGCTTTATCCACCTACCCTTGCAACTTGGACACGGTTCTCCTGCTTTAGGAAAATTACTCGTCATTGAGCGTCTTTCGCGTTAACGTTTCCATGTTTTGAGCCGCTAAATAGGCCACCTGTAAATTGAGAATAGCCCTCAACTTTTCTTCCTTCTCCAGAGTGATAACGTTGGGGACAATTATATCTCCCCGGTGCTCTAGGGAGAGAATGATGAGAGCGTCTGTATCCTCAAGCTCCTTGGCAATCTCTCGAACCTTCTCTAGGTATTCGGAGTTGATCACATCCTCTTTAGGAGCCTCTATTTGGGGTTGTTCACCGCCCTTTATGGCAGCAACAATGTTCTGAGTAAAACCGGCGACTAGCTCTTGAATTTTGTCTTCGTTATTTTTTTCTGTCATCGCTTTCTCCACTATATCAAAGTGTGATTCAAAGGTCCAGACATTATCTAAACCGTTGTATGCCCAATGGTCTTTGTCCCATTCGATAAAGACCTGGGGATAGCCAAATTTGGGATCTCTTTGTCGGCCCCTGATCCATCCCTGATTCCCTGCACAAGCCAAACCACCATAAAGGGTTCCGTCAATTGAATCTTTCAACTTGACCTTTGAATCGATTGGAATTTCGAAGTTCATCTCATCCATAATCAGGCTCCTTTATTGGTTTATAGGGCTAATCTCCCTCACACTTTTTGAAAGAGATACCGCGTATAAAAGAGGTCCTAGAAGTCGAACTCTGGAATATCATCGTCCCCCAAAGCAACGTCCCTCAAGTCGGCCCAATCTTCTCCGCATTGGCGTCGTAACTTCCTCTCCTCTACGGCTTGATGATCACTTAGAATCCTTGCAAACCTGCGGTCCATATCCGCAATGAAAGAAGGATCGAAGTCATCCTCAAATATGCTCATTGTGTCTCTCCTATGTAAGTAACGCTATGATAACCCTCCAACGGGATATCCGCCAGAGCCTTCTCGTACTTTGCGATCATCCTAACCATTACGCTGCCAGGAACCGGCTGTATTCTCGCCGCGTTCCTAGTAACAGCCTGAGCAAGATTTGTAAAGACCACAAGATGCTTCTCGGCATCATTCTTCTCGGCCACATTTCGAAGCTGCTTCCTAGCATCAGAATCGAGAGCCGTTGAGTCAGCTACAGCGATTCCGTCTTCCCTGTTGCGAAGAAACATCCCCAACAAAGTATGGAAGATATCAAACACCTCGTCATTGAGGGTCTGATCATGCTGGTTGCCCGAGAGCGACTTACGAATGGCGTCGGTAGATACTTGAGCCTCCGGATACCAGAGGTTTGCCCAAGTGCTCTTGCCACACCCCGGCAGGCCAACCAGTATGATTAGCTTACGATCTGCGTGCATAGCTATAGTCTAGCAGATTACTTCCGGATGTATTCGCCAATTGAGTCTCGAAGGCGATATAGGATCTCAATATCCGGCGATTCTGAAGCGGATGCGCCCATTCGCTTTGCGCGAGCACTACGAGAATCGTTCCTCATCTCCTGAATCTCAGGGATCAAGCCGTTGATCTCAGCATACCAATTCTCAAGGTCGGCAGCAGCTACGGGAGTGCCGTGCGTTTTGGGATCAATCGCGGCCCTACGTAGGTCGTTTCCAATTTGTGTCAACCTATCTCGAAGCCGATCGTTATCGAAAGAACTGTTAGGGGGAAAGGTGCTCATCCTTCCCCCCCATACCAATCAACCCCTTGGGGATCTCCCCGGCTATCGATGATCGTAATTGTCTCGTCAGCCATCCTTGTTTTCCTCTTCTACTAGATATCCAGAAATGTGACCCAATCCTCGATTAATATTCACGAGAAGCCGTGTATCCCGCGATTCATCTTTACATTCTCTAGCCGCCTGATGTACCTGATCGGCAGTTATATAAATTCGACACCAATCTAGGGCGTTATACACCTCTTCAAGGTGCTGTCTTAAAACTACTATTCTGTCAAGTGGATCGGCCATTAGAGACTCCCCTCGATATAAGGTGGCTCCAAAAGTAAACCCTTCTTGACCAACCAATCTGCAAGTCCTCTCCAAGTTGGAGCAAGAAAGATGTTCTTGACATCCGTGAGTGCCCGATTATATTCATACATCAAGGCTAGTCCCCATCGTCGTTCGCCATGCCAATCGGGATCATACACAAACTCAATCAGTGTACGGGGCCGATCATCAATGATGTACTGACACTCTCTAAGGAACGGCACCTTAGAATCCATCTGACAGTGGACCTGTACGCCGTCATGAATAGGAAATCCGCTCTTTTCCAACCATTCACGAGTAGCTACGGCGGCTTCAGGATCACGGTTGGACACATAGACCAAAGGATATCCCTCACTATGAAGAGCTTGAAGTGTTTCAACCGATCCGGCGAATGGCGTTTGTTGAAGGATGACTTCTGGCTGATGGCATATAGCAATGACATCCATCCAGACATCGATACCGCAAACATCAGCCGGGGACCGCCACTCTACCCAAGAATGATATGCGCCCTTTTTTAATTCCTTATTGCCCGTTTCTTGGGCCAATTGTAAATAGGCATTACGAGCAGCAGATTCGAAATCGTAGAGAATCGAGTCCACATCGATAGCGAATTGTGGACGGTCCTTTACAACCGAAAGATGTCGCGCCTTAGGCAAGGAGTTGTTGGAGGGATCGCTTAAGGGTCCCGCGAAGATCCCTAATTGTTCCGTCGTTGCTAATGACATAATCAACTAACTCCCTTGGTAGTGGTTTTTCTGATACATGTGTATCATCGTGTTCTATTCCGGGCCTTTGAATCTCCCAAACTCGACCTCCAGCATATCTTATCGCTTCTGCCTCATTGGGGAAGCGACAATCGGTTATGACAAGAATCGGGTTCAAGCCCTGAATTCCTAATTCGGCAAGATCCTTGCGGCCGTAATAGTGGTCTGTATGAGGATCGGGAATTACCGCATCGATCCAAAAATCGTTATTGAAGACGTCTCGATGAGCCTCAGTTCCATAGAACTGAAGATACTCGCGGCCCGTTATTTCCGTATACTGGTCCCCTACGGTTATCCCGATTGATCCATGTTCCTTCAACACATTCGCAAAAGCAATTGCGGACATTTCATCCGGAAAATACGAACCACATATAGCCCGAATTGCACTGATCTTTAGCCGATCAGCAAAGGCATCTCGAACGGCTACAAAGGGATACTTACCTTCTGTCAAGATGTCGCGTATCTGTTGATAAGACGTATCCTTGCCGCTTTGAGCAAGTCCACTTAAACCGATAATCATACTTCCTCCTCAAGGGGAACGACCAGACGTGTTACTTCGCGCCCGGATTTTGCAATTCTAGTTACTTCTTCAAACCCACAAGATTTGCGAGCCGGATGTTTGTGCCCACAATAACGGCACCACTTGACTGGTCCCCACTTTGGAAACAACGATCTATTATCAAATAGGTCAAAAATTTTCATACTGATCCTATCGTAACGAGTGCGGGATTTCCAACAGCGTCAGCATCAAGAATTCCTCGAACTACGCTATGCGCACATCCCCACTGGAAGCCGGTAATACCACCAAGCCAATCGCCAAGACCAGGAAAACGCTCGTTCGCAGCATCCCAAAGCTTTCGATTATCAGCAGCCTCAAAACTATCTAAACCCGTTGTATCGAGCAATTCTGGACGTTCTTCTGCGACTACCAACAACGCTTGTGCAAGCGCATCAACTGCCCCATCATAATCAGAAATTTTACCAACTCCCGGCAATGGTGCCTTAGCCAATCGCTCGCGCCAACCAATCTTATTCACGGCACTCATTTGTGTAAAACCGTCTTGTTTCATTAGAATACCCTCGCAGCCATTCGCAGATCTCGCTCTTCCTGAAGAATCGGCTCGACCGTTTCTTTCAATTCTAACACCTTTGCCATCTGAAATGCCAGCGCCTCTTCTTCTGACCAAGAGGCCGGAATAGCATATCGCTGAGATAGGGACATGCTATAGCCCGAACTTTCCTTGCCATAATCCTCGATGGCTACCTTGCCATCGCCGCCATAATGAACGTTCACTTCAATTATCTGCGGTTGCGGTTGCGACGGAGAATGCTCACGAGGTTGTCCGTAAACCGAGTCGATTTCATTATTCTCAGACATTTACACCTTCTCTACAGTTGAATATAACGGTATCTCGCCATTCCTTCAAAAGATCAGGAGGAATCGGGAGATTCTCCCGATGGCACACTTTAATTACCTCAGCCTTTGCTCTTTGCTGAGCCAAAGTGTTTTCTTTTACTTCGTTCCAATAATCTTGATCTTCGATCTCTTCTTTGTATCCACAAACAGGACAGTCATCTTCTAAATGTTGTGCCATGTTGTCTTGATATCTTTCTTGTCTCGTGCCTGAGCACTTACCGAGATGATTTCCCATAAGCGCTCGGGATCTATTGAATCCTTTAACGTAATACTATTCTTGGGCTTGAGGCCCGGAACATCTTCAACATAGGTTGTAAGAAATATTGTACCATGCTCCGATGGGGCCGTCAACTGCACCTGTCTCATTTTAACTGACTTAGCCATCGACCGCAAATCCTATATCAGAAAGCTTGATTTCTCCAGCCCTATCTAGTTCAACGAAATCGGTAAATCCTTGACTATTCCATACTTCGTCGGTAACACCAGCCCGTGTTCCCGTTTCTAACTTCCATAGGCATTTCCCAATAGGTTGAAAGAAAATGACATCCGCCGAATAATCGCTCTCTTTTGTCGTATCAATACCACGCAGGGCTTTCTTAGACAAAAGTAGTTGAATGATTACTTTGTCGTCATCGTCTACAAAATCCACACCCAAATCCTTAGCCTCATTGCGATCAATATACTTCATGTTTACACCTTACAAAGGCCGCAGTCGCAACTCAACGAGTGGCCTCCACATGGACCCGGAACAATACGACGCCAACGACCACGCACAAAATTCCAACGCAATATCTCAACATAATGATCTGGAGTATATAGCTTGTTCAATAACTTAATCATGTTATCGCAATCGAAATTAGTAGTTTATTTGCAAGGGCCACATTGAAGACAGAATCCTCAATTTCCTTCCTTACCGCAGAAGGAATGTTCTGCCCCTGTGGATCATATACTGTAACCGAAATGGCATTCTTATGCCAACGGTATGTTGTCTGCTGTGGTTTACGTCGCTTCTTTTTGGGTTCAGCCATTACTCCTCCCCTCTTTACTGATAGATTTCGTCACGCCACAAGAGCGCACCATTTACATACGTCGCATGATCGATACGGAAGTACCCGTTGGGATGGGTTGTAACGGTGCAAAACCCGTTTACCCAGTCGGGAGCTACAGTATAGTTCGGCCACTTTCTTCCCTCAATGGGTGTCTGATTGATTCTACACATACAACCGGCTTCTGCTGCCGTCAAGGTTGACGGCTCCCCATCGATATCGTGCTTAGTGTGATAAACAAGCGACTGTCGATGGCTGTGACCGATGATAACAGAGTAACCCAAATGCTCCAAAGTTGCCAGGGCAGAGTTTCCCGATCCTTGTCGGGCAATCCAACCGTGGCGCACAGCCAACTTAGGAGTCAAGTTAATCTGGGCCAAATCATATGGTCCCTCGGGGTCAACATAATTGATGCCCAACTCATCGAGACGAACCAAATAAGGGAAGATCAAAACTTTCTCGTCTTGTGTCTCTTCTGTATCAGCCCTCTTTATGTCGTAAAGCTGGGGAGCCTTGTCGATAAGAATATCTCGCAAACGTTGCTGATCGTGATTTCCAGCTAGTAGATCGATTTCGGCGTGTAGAGCAGAAGTGCGGATATCTCGAAGAAGATCATATCCGCTTTGCGTACATTCGTTCACGGTGGCAACATTCTCCGGATCTAAACGGTGGCGAGAAATGTTCGGGTAGTCAACTGTATCCCCCAAGATCACAATTCGATCAGGATCGTTTTCCTCTAAGAAGCTACAGAATAGACCATGAAGCTTCTTATCGTGGAATGGGGCCTGATGATCTCCCGCAACAACGATAAGCTGACTTCCATATGCGGGTTCTACACGGGGCGGTGCAACCCAGCCATCACTACGAGCCGGGAGAATTTCCAACTCAGGCCGTTTACGTCTAAGGTTTAGCTTCGCCTGGTGATATGTGATTACCGATCCGCCAGCTTGTGGGCCATCCCACTCGTTAACAGTTGCACCAAGGATTGACCATTCCTCGGGATTCAATCCACGCTCACGTAGCATCGAGTCAGGATCATCTAGATGGGGATATGGTTTAGAACTAGCTGGGGTTTGTGGTCCTACTATTTCCGCCTCATCACCCTTAATTGTTACTCCACCAGAATTCTGAGTTGGAATACTCAAACGGTGTCGCTCGCGGAATCTCCCGATAGAGCGCTCTGAAGTTACCTGGAAGAAACGTGTAGCAATTGTCCCAACTATACTAGAATTGGTTTCTCCTTTACCTACTTCCTCGATAATAAAGCTTCTATATGGTTCTTCGTCCAGCCAACTACTTTGTTGCGTCGCCTTCTGTTGACTCATCCGTATCTTCAGACTCCTCGATTTGTGCTAATGGGTCAATAATGGAATACTTCTTCTCTGCTTCAAAAGAGACTTTCCGTTTAGTCGGCGTCTCTAGAATACTTTGCTCTGCTGTTTGTATCTTACCATGAATCTTCCAACTTACACTACTGTCTCTGAGTTCCTGATTATCCTTTAATTCAAACTCTTCATCTACTATATCAGACTCGTTAGGCGTGTCAACCTTATTTGCAGCTAGTGCAAGATATTCCTTAGCTAGTCTAGCACGCTCATGGTAAGCTGACTTTAACATCTCTACGTTGCCTACTGATGAACCATATTCGAGTCCCGGACGACGTTCATTTGAAACCTCAGGAACGTTACCTGGAGGACCACCCTGGATAGGACTGGTTGGTGGTGGGCCACCTCCTGGGGGAGCCGTACCAGGACCCGATCCTAGATCTGCTGGTGGAGGCGGCATTACAACCGGAGCACCAGGAGGACCACCGGCACCTGGGCCTCCCGCACCAGGAGCGGGAAGAGCAGCAGAACCAGCGCCCTGGACTAGGACAGATTCGACCTCTGCCTTTAGGTCGGCAGGAACAGGAAGGCCCTGAATCGTAAGGGCGATGTAAGTGTCCATCTTTGCTCGCTGCTGGGAGATTGTCTTCTTCTCAAGCTCGCGGTTGAACTCGCCATCGATATCCTTGATGTCCCACTCAATACCAACCATGAGACGGCTATCTGGAATCGGCACACCGATCTGTCGAAGCTCCATGAGATACTGACGTTCAGTAGCCTCATCTCGAAGGTCGAAGGTCTGGAAGTTCAATTCTGGGACAGTGTACTTAGGAACCTCTTTGAGAGTCTTGTTGCCTTCCTCATCGTATATGACAACCGTTTCGTAGAGCGGAATTCGGGTCTGTCCCTTTCGCTCATAATCTTGGTGGCCCTGTGCTTCAGCAACAACCAAGGCTCGTTCTCGATAGTGCTTCTTGAGTTGCTTCTGGAAGGTACGGAGAACCTGATTCATGAATTCGGCTTGAAGAGCCGAACTAGCATATGGCTGTGAGTTTGAGCCTGCCGATAGGAGTGATGGGTTAACGCCGAATACCTGCATCAGTCGGCGTTCTACTCGATCAAAGTCATCGCCCAATCGAGGCATCTGCTCTCGACCAAAGACAGACGATAACTCAAGTCCAAAGTGGTGGACCATAACGCGGAAGTCAGATGCCATAGCGATATCAAGATCATCTCGGACAGCTTCAAGTTCCTCTGGTGTAGGGAGAAATGGAGGAAGACCATCGCCCATGTCCATGATTCCCAACTTAGCTAAGATGAGCGGCGAGTAAAGGCGCTCTGCAATAGCATCCTGGGATGCCAAAAGCTTCTCTTCATGGAGGAGAGTACGAAGACCACGAAGGAGAATTGGCGTACCGTGATCATCCCAATCATTAAGCTTGTTTGCTACCTGTCGAAGCATGACCGGCGAAATTGGAATGTGCTCGCCCTTAAGGAGGTACGGAATTAGCTCCTTGTAGTTCTCCTGGAGCATGTACCACTCACGAGCAGGCTGCTTAGTCTGCACAATGCGACGGAGATAATCGGGCGGCACGATCTTAAGTTGCTGCGAATCAAGAAGGGGGAAGTTGTCGATAACGATGTCTTCCGGATTGATTAGCTCTTCATGTGTCCAAACACCAAGATCCTCATCGAACTGACCGAGAGGGAATGCCTCTCCTACCGTCCATACCTCTCGCCCCATCGAAACAAAGAACTCGTCATACTCAAGGCTTCCCAAAAAGATGTCCTCATAGATGGACTTGAGGCCAGCATCCTTGTGCTCCAACTCCATCCCAATTAGAGGGAATCGAGTAAAGATGTCAATAAGGCTCGGAACCAAATAGTGAGTCGCGTAGTAAAGGCGGAGCCACTTGTGAAGCTTATGGCGGTGTCCTTCATCTGCGATGTTCCATGGGAGTCCGGAGAGATCCCAGTATTCGAGCGGGTCATAGAAACGAGGAATGGCGTTATAAACGTCTCCTCCCATTCCGCTACTGCCATAACCGGTTCCAATCGAACCAAAGTGTTGACCAGCTAGAGAGGGATAATTCTGATCGTGAATAGCCTGTCGTTTAGCTTCAAAGGAACCTCGTCTGTTACCTAATCCTCGCTTATCAGCCATAGCGCTCATAAGCGCAGCATTCTCCTGACGAATTCTCCCTACTTCGGTAGAATCGTAATTAGCCTGAGTAATCGGGCGACCTAAACGGACACTGAGGTTACGAAGATCAGCTTCAGCCGCTCTATTGAGTTGATAGTCGGTACTGACCATCTCACCAACTGCGTTTATTGCTCTTCCTGTATGTCGAGGCAGGACTAAACCGCGATTTCGTAACCCTGCTAATTCGGCATTGAGTTTATCTGTGTCTGCCATCTTACTTTAACCTCTTGTTTTACCCTGATTTTCGGGTTACTT